GACCTCGGCGGGTTATCAAGGAAAGGAGTTCGCCATGGCGGCGAGCACCATTACGCGCTCCGAGGTCGCCTCGCTCATCGGCGAGGAGTACGCGGGCACCATCATCGGTTCGGCCGTCGCGGGAAGCACCGTGCTGACCGCGTTCCCGAACTACAACATGGGCACCAAGACCACGCACATTCCCGTGCTGGCCACGCTGCCCACCGCAACCTGGGTCACGGACACCGACAACACCGCGATCAAGGGAACTTCCGACGTCACCTGGGCCGACAAGACCCTCGTCGCCGAGGAGCTGGCCGTGATCGTGCCGGTGCACGAGAACACCCTGGACGACGCCACCGAGGACATCCTGGCGGACATCGCAGCCCTGGGTGGTCAGGCCATCGGCAAGGCGCTCGACCAGGCGGTCATCTTCGGCACGAGCAAGCCGGCGTCGTGGACGTCGGCCGCGCTGCTGCCGGCCGCGACCTCTGCGTCGCAGACGTACGCGGTTGGCACTGCGACCGCGGGAACGGACATCTACGGGTCCGCGCTCAAGGCTGCTGGCGACCTGGCCGACGAGGGGTTCAACCCCACGTCGCTGCTGGCGGCGCTGTCCCTGCGGTTCAAGATGGCGAACCTGCGCGACACCGACGGCGCGATCCTGCTGTCCGACTCCGGTCTCGGTGCGTTCGACACCACCTACAACCGGAACGGCGCGTGGGACGCATCGTCCGCGGTGGCGCTGCTGGTGGACCCGGCTCGGGTCCGGATGGGCGTCCGGCAGGACGTGACCGTGAAGTTCCTCGACCAGGCGTCCATCACCGACGGCACTTCGGTGATCAACCTGGCGGAGCGCGACATGGTGGCGCTGCGCTTCAAGGCGCGGTTCGCCTACGTGCTGGGCGTCGGTGCCACTTCGGCCGGCGCGAGCAAGGTTCCGGTCGCGGCGGTCGTGCCGTCCGACGAGTCGTCCAGCTCTTCGAGCTCGGCGACCTGACGATGACGAGTCGTGGCAGGGCGGGAACATCCCGGCAGTCTTCCGCCCTGCCCGACCTCGCCTACCTTGTCCGGCCCGGCGAGGACAACGAGGAGCTGCGGTATTCGCTGCGGTCGATCGCGACCTACCTGACGGGTTTCCGCAAGGTGTGGATCGTCGGCACGGTCCCGTCGTGGCTGCGGAACGTCGAACCTCTGCCGCTGGCTCCAGCGCCGGAAAAGTTCGCCAACATGCGCCAGTCGCTCACGGCGCTCTGTGCGCGACGCGACGCGGCCAAGACGGTGATCGTCTTCAACGACGATCACTTCCTGACCGAGCCCGTAGATGCGCGAGACTTCCCCGCGTTCCACCTGGGCAGCGCCAAGCGCTACGTCGACCACATCGTGCGCATCGGCGCGGTTGGCGCGAACAACACGTGGCGCGTCGCAGTGCGGGACACTGCGGCGTGGGTGGAGTCGAGGGGCGTGCCCGATCCGATGTGCTACGAGTCGCACACCCCGCTTCCGTTCGACCGTGCGAAGCTCGGCGCGCTGATCGCCGAGTATCCGACCGATCGACGTCTGGCCTATCCGCAGCTGTATCCGCTGGCCGGTGCCGGTCCGGTCGGGGTGGACGCGGGCAACTCCAAGGTGCAGGCGCTCGATGCGTCGCAGCTGCTCCCGAAGATCGACCAGCCGATGCCGTGGCTGTCCAGCAACGACGCCAGCTTCGCCAACGGCATGATCGGCGGCTACGTCCGCGGCATGTTTCGGCAGCCGTCGTCCTACGAGAAGGGGTGATCGTCGGTGGCCTACGCCGAGTCCAGTGACGTCGCCACCGCAGCCGGGCGTATGCTCACGGCCGCCGAAGAGGACCAGGTAACTGGCTGGCTTGACGACGCTGCGATCATCATCGACGCCTGGGTCAACGGCACCGCACCCGATCCGGTGCCCAACGCCTACGAGCGGGTCTCGATCAACATGGCGTTGCGCGCGCTGCGCCAGGCTGCGCTGACGCCGGGCGTTCAGATGCAGCAACAGACGGCGGGTCCGTTCTCCCAGATCACGCAGTTCCCGGCGACGATGGTTCCGGGTGGCGTGTGGCTATCGGCCACGGACAAGCTGATGCTCAGGCCGTATAAGTCGGTCGTCTCGTTGCAGGTCACCTCGGAGCGGACGTGAACCTGCCCACCCCGTACACGTTGCAGACCAAGGCGTATGCGGGCAGCGGCACGGACTCGCACGGCAACACCATCGACGTGTGGTCGGATCCGGTCGACTGGCCGGTGTACGCCTACGCGTCGGGCGCGAACGAGGAACCGAGCGAGGCTGGCCGGGATCTGTCGATGGTGCTGTGGACGATCTACGCGCCGGCGGATGACAAGCTGCCGGCCGCGCAGGATCTCGTGGTGCTGTCGGGTGTCGAGTACGCAGTCGAGGGCGATCCTCGGGACTACTCGCACGATCCGTGGTCCAACCACATCGGCGGCGCCGTGGTGTATCTCAAGAAGGCGAACGGCTGATGGCGAAGACGCGGGTCGTGCTCAACCACGCTGGATTCCAGGCGCTGCTCACGTCGGCCGAGGTCGAGGCGGACGTGATGCGCCGCGCCGAGAAGGTCGCAGCGGCGGCCGGTGACGGCTACGAGGTTCTGCCGAACGACCGACGCCGGGGCCGTGCCGGCGCGACCGTTGCAGCCAGTTCGGCAGAGGCGAAGCGGGACGAGGCGCGCGATCACAAGCTGCTCGGCGCATTGGACGCTGGCCGTGGCTGAGGTCGTCGTCGCCCGGGACGTCGAGGCCATGGTCGTATCCGGCCTGAACGCGGCGCTGACGGCCCGGAGCGACACGGCGAGAGTATCCACCAGGATCCCGAATCCGCGCCCGTCGCGGCTCGTCAGGGTTCGTCGCCGAGGCGGCCCGTTGTCGTCGGTGGTGGTGGACGTTCCGCTGCTGCTGATCGAGTGCTGGGACGAGGACGAGGTCGACGCCGGGGACTTGGCACGTCTCGTCAACGGCCTGATCGTCGCGCTTCCCGGATCGGTGGACGCCATCGCGTCGGCCGAGATCCTGTCCGGCCCGTCGAACGACCCCGACCCGGACAGTACGAGTCCGCGCTACACGTCCACGGCGCAGCTGTGGGTGAGCGCGGCGAAGGAGTCCACGTGAACGTCACCGTCACCCATCCGCACCTGCCAGACGTGACCCGTACCGTCCCGGCGGCCGACGTGCCGCGCTGGACGGCGCAGGGCTGGCTGGCACCCGAGTCCCCGGCAAAGGCACGACCCCGCACCAAAACGCGCCGTCGGCGCAGCACACCACCCACTACAGGATCGGAGTCCTGAGCCATGACCATGACCGCGAGCAACGTTCGCATCGACAAGACCGCCGACAGCGGCTCCGTGTGGGTTGCGCCCACCGGGACCGCGCTGCCGACCGACGCCACCGCGGCGCTGGACGCCGGGTTCACCTGCGTTGGCTACCTGCTGAAGGGCGGCGTCACCAACCACAACGACCGCACGTCCAACAACATCGTCGCGGACGGCGGCGACATCGTTGCGGTGGCCAGTTCGGACGACACCGACTCGTACGAGTTCACGATGATCGAGACGAACGCGACCAGCCAGAAGCTGATCCGCGGCAACGGCAACGTGTCCGGCACGACGCTGCTGATCGTGAAGCACAACTCCAAGGAGCTGGACCACTACGCGCTCGTCATCGAGCGGAAGTCCAACGGGAAGTCGCGTCGCATCACCGCGGCCGACGCGCAGTGCACCGCGCGAGGCGACATTCAGTACCAGGACGAGGACGCCACCGCCTACCCGTGCACCCTGACTTGCTTCCCCGACGAGAACGGCGACAAGTCCATCGAGTACATCGAGACCGAGTCCGACGAGTCCTCGTCTTCGTCCTCGGCTGGCTGATGAACGCCTCGGGGCCGGTTCCATGCCGGGTCGCCGGCCCCGAGGCTCTCCACGACCCGGCCACCCGAAAGGACCCGGCAATGAGCGACGAGCAGACCGGCCCCGGCTCCGACGAGCCGTTCACCTACGAGACGCCGCACGGCACGCTGACCGTGCCGTCGCTGTCCAAGATGCCGATGGGCCTGATCCGCAAGACGCGGAAGCTGGACAAGGCCGAGCAGATGTTCACGATCCTCGAATCCATCGTGCCCGACGAGGCGATGGAGGTCGTGGACCAGATGACGGCCGGCGAGTTCGCTGCGTTCAACGACGCCTGGCAGGAGCATTCCGGGGTCGACGCGGGGGAATCGGCGGCCTCCTGAGCCTCCCTCGGGAGGAATGGGAGGCCATCGAATCCCGGCTATTGAGGCTCGGTTTCGTTCTCGCCGACGTTCCCGACCGCGTGACCTGGCGGGCACTGCTGGCCATGTTGCGCAAGCCGTGGGCGGACGCAGAGTACATCGCGGCCTACGCCGCGGATCTGTTGGCGTGGTTGCGGTGGGCGAAGACCGAGGACGCGCAACACGGCCGCAGCATGCCCGAGCCGCTGCCCCGCCCCGGTGACGATCTGCGGCCGTCCCTGGCCGACGAGGTTCGCGAGTCCATCCAGCAGGCACAAGCGATCTGGGGAGGCGACTAGATGGCCGTCGAGCTTGCGACCGCGTACGTCAATCTCGTCAGCAGTGCCAAGGGCATGGGCAAGGACGTCCAGCAGCAGCTCGGCGACGCCGGCGACGAGGGCGGCAAGGTCGGCGGCGAGAAGGCTGGCCGTTCGTTCGTGTCGAAGTTCGGCGGACTCGTTGGGAAGGGCGTCAAGGTTGCCGGCCTCGCGGCCGGGGTGACGGCCGGTGCCCTGCTGGCCAAGGGGTTCGGCGAGGCGTTCGCGCAGTCGGACGCCACGTCGAAGTTCCAGCAGTCGCTGAACTTCGCCGGGCTGGCCAAGTCGCAGATCGACCAGGCGACGAAGATCACGCAGAAGTACGCCGACGCCACTGTGTACGACCTGTCGACGGTGCAGAACACCGCGGCGCAGTTG